TTTACAGCAACGTGAACATCGCTGGTGATACGACTGATACGTGGATCTTGGACTAGAAAGGTAGAAAGTTCGCTAGACATTATATATTGTAGAAAGATAAAAAAAATAGCAATTAGCGATAAAACTTCTTCTAAAAGATTCAGTCTACATTAACTTTCTAAATACCAATTTTATACTAAATGTTCCACCCGACGATATAGTGATTGGGATTAGTGAGCCGTCTAATTTACTTCGGTAATACATTTCAATATTGATATTGGATAATTCGCTTTGGTTTCGCATATTAATCCATCGTGGGTAAGATGGTTCGTAAATGACCCCGGGGATAGGTGTCCCTGCCTTAAAATCTGAGAGTTCAAGTTCTACGATGTTGCTAGAACCGCTTATGGTTTCAGACCCGTTTTGAAAACTATGGTTTGCGGATGTGTTGCTACTTTGAACCGGTATCGTATTTGAGGTCACCACAATAGACTCTACTGGTGACCAAGTATCGAGAGTAGAGTAATCTTGAAGAACCGATATATAGTTGACCTTTACCGATGCTATAGTTCCGTCGGATTGTGGAGGAAAGACTTGGTTCTCGGCGACATTGCCGAAGTCACTCATTTTTATTTTATAAGCATTTGCGGTCACCTTTGTGGTCATAGTCTCAAATGTAGTTAGTTCGTGTGTAAATGGTAGCGAATTGAAGAGTCTATAAAGCGGTTTATTTAAGTAAATATTGACTACATCGCTGGGGGTGTCATCGTTAAATGTCAATTCGGGAGCATTTAAAAACACTAAACCAGTATCTTTATCAAAAATGAAATAAGGCATGTCTGTCCCTATATCCTTTGATTGACTAAACTCCAGTAGAGTTTTTTGAAGACCAATAAATGCTTGTTTCACCGCTTCGTTGACTAACACGAAAAAAAACTCATAGTTGTACAGATTGTAATACCCTGAACGATAATCAGCATATCCACCCTTGAACCTTGGAGGCGTTGTTCCGTTGGTTTTGTCTTGGGGTTCAAAGTAAATGTGAGCAGTAGAAGCGTAACCACCATATTCGAGGGTGATACTGTATATTGTTCGGTTACGAATGCTTTCATTCGTATCATCCTCGGAGTATTTTATCGTTGGAATAAACACTGGCAATGTCTTCAAATCCACTTTAAAGTTGGCAATGCTCATATCGTAGTTTTCACAATTGGTAATTAGCGGAGAAGTTCTGTCTTCATTGAACACAAGGTGCGGTTCGTGGTTAAAGTCGCTGTTACTATCTATATTATTTATAAGACAATTCAGATACACGTATTCCCATCGTGACATTATATATATTATCCTATATAAAAAATTTAGACCAACATTGTTATAACTTCATCGAGCGGTCGTTTTACCTTTTTCTGTTGCTTCTTGATATAAGAGACAAATTGCTTGTTGTCCATAGTTTCTTTTAGAAAAGTAGCAACACGAAGGATACACCAACGTCCACACGTGTTGATGCCTTCCATTTCTTGTTGTAGTGCGGTTTTGTTATACATAAACTTGTCTGTTGGTTTTATACTTTTGATAATTTTTCCTAAATCCTCGGACCAGTTGTTTCCCAATTGTTTGTTCATATAATTTGGGATAAAGTCAAGTATTGATTTAGGGCTGTCGGAATAACTATCAAAATATTCGAATTTGTTATCGTTCCTAATTAAAGCAGTCCAATGACCCTGATTGTATTTGGATTCGGTCAATATAAAGCAAAAATCTATTCGATTTGGGAGTAAATCGTAAATATGTTGATATTTTTCAAGATTAGCGTATTTGACGATTTTACAATGTGGGAATGCTGACTCTAAATCAAAGTTGGTGACAAAGTAATTAATAGCGTCAACATATTGCGATTTCTTCAATGTGTTTTCTGTAAATTGTTTCATTATATATTATGAAAATAAAATATACGCCTAAATATATATGACTTCTGTGTATAGTTTGGATGGAAATAGCGTGTTTGAAGTCGCTAAACGCTTTGAGCGTTTAGGCATGAAAGAATTGAAAAAAACACCCGACGAGACAATAGCGAGAATCAAATCCGGTCAAGACACTGGTTCGTCTAAATGGTTGAGCGATTTCAACAATCTGTATGGTTTAGCAAATCAACTACAAGTAAAGACAACACTACAACAAGGGGATCAGTCGTTCTTGAAACAACAACTTGAGGCTGAATATACACAATACAAACTGGATAATGTTGATACTAAAGAAACAGTTCAAAACCAACTATCTGTAAGTCTTGAGAAGGGACTAACAGACTTGAAAAGTATAATGGAGGCAGACGTGGAAGAGATAAATAAAGTACCCGACCTAATGGAACGACGTTTTCTAATTGAAATTGCTCTTGATGTATGGAGCAAAAAGTTTGCTGGTGCAGTAAGAGGCAGTAAATATAAAGCAACACTGAAAGAAAACCTTGATTTTATCAAAAACCAACAAATGGCTCTAAAATTAGGGTCACCTGATGTTGCTCAACAAAATATCATATATAAGACACTAAGCCAATCAGACTCAACCATTGCGAATCTTCTTCAACAAATGACACCACTTACTGAATCATTATACAATACATTTAAAAGTAAACTATCACAATGGACGATTGAAATCGATAGCGATTTACAAGAAGCACTTAAAGGTGACGCTCAAACCATAAAAGAGAACTTCAGTGTATCGTCTGCTTCACCTGAGATATCTAAGTATGATGTCATATTCAAGCGACTCCAAAAGAAATATAGCGAATTAAACAACCTCATTCAGAATATGGGTTCAACCATCGATAGCCGATCGTCCATTAATTTAAACCCAAATGAACCGTAGGGTTTCGCCCCCACACGACGGATTTAAAAGGGCATATCCCTTTATTATTTTATGGTATATTATATAATGAAGGAATACAATAATGCGGTAGCCAGTATCGGCAAACTAATGTCTCTCGAATCCAAAGTGAATGTAGTAGGTTCAGCGTCTATCAAAAAATCAATCTATTATTCGGATTATGACTTATTTGAAAACGTTAGTGGTAAAAGCGATACAATGATTTATAACCATTTTAAGAGCGTATTTGAAGTGGTAAAGCGGTCAGACAATGTAGTCATTACAGACTTTAAATGTGGTGAAAAAAATGGTGTTTCGTTACGCTGGACGTATGAAGAAATCAAGAACAATAATAATCAAGGGGTTAGTTTTGCGGAAGCGTTACGACATAAGTCGATGATAAAAATGGACATTGTGGCTTTAGTATCGGGTCGATTTGTTGAGATTACAGAAGTATACAACATTTATTTAGATGGAGAACCAAATATGTCTATTATGACTCTAGAAGAAATCGTTGAAAATATTAAAAATGAATACGCTATGGAAGTTCGAGACGGAAATTATATGAAAGCATTAAAACGAATGTTTAGTTTGTTAAAACTTAAAAACGAAGAACCACAGAAACAAGAACTTTTGCTCGAATATTTCAACTCACCCAATGGTCTCATATACCGATGTAAGAGTGATTTAGAGACGATGTTGTTGGTGTTGGATAGTTCAAAGTTTAATTTAACAGAAATACGTGAAAGTCTACAACTTCTTAAAGAAACTATATCCGCTTTTCCAGTAGTGAACGATTTAGAAGAAATAAGTAAAAAGAAAAAGAAGAACGAAATGAAACCATTATTAAGGAGACAAATTAGAACACTGAAAAAAAACATCAACGAACAAGCCAAACGATTCATTTCACAAAAAGGACTTTAAACTTGTTTGATGTATTGTAGTTGTTTTATCTCGTAAAATAGTTTCGGATTAGTTCTTTTTAAGTAATTCATTATTTTGGTTATTTCAATCATAGATATTGGATTATTTTAGTTAGGTTTATATTACTTTTCATAGAATTATATAATCTAATCTTTATATAATGTTGAATTTCGAATCCGTTGGTAATCCTATTGCTAAAATTATCGATAAAAGGAATACAAAGAAGGAACAAATTGTTTATTTATCCGATCCAGAGCTGGATGGCGAAGTTCGTAACGGATATACCACAATTGATTTAGAACCACACCAATCATTTCAGCAAGTTGCAAGTAACAAAGAACGAGACATATTGTATATAACTGGTGCTAGTGGAAGCGGAAAATCGTATTATAGTGCCGAATACATAAAACAATACATAAAAAAGCATCCGAGAAATGAGGTTATGTTATTTTCGTCGGTTGGTGATGATGCGGTATTGGACAAAATAAAGAAAGTGAAGCGGTTTAAAATACACGATGATGACTTTGTTGGAGAACAATTTTCAATCGACGATTTTAAAGATAGTTTACTCATATTCGACGACGTTGATTGTATATCAAGCAAACCGATTTTAAAGAAAGTGTATGAAATACTAGACAAAGCACTCACAACAGGAAGGCATACTGGAACGAGTGTGGTTTACACGACGCATACGGCTTGTAACGGCAAAGCTACCAAACTTATTTTGACCGAATCGCATAGTGTAACCTTTTTTATGAATGCGATGGGGGGGAAATCTTCAAAATACTTGTTGGACTCTTATTTAGGACTTGACAAGAAACAAATTGAAAAGTTGAAAAATGTCAAAAGTAGATGGACTACTATTATGAAATCATACCCGCAACTGGTTCTCACACAACGAAAATTGACTTTTAGCAAGGATTTATAAACACGTAACCCTTTTTTTTATCTTAACTTAGTATATATGAGAACTTTAAAAACGCTTCGTGATGGGTGTATTGATGGAGGTAAATTGGTTGAATATGAAATGGTTGAAGACACAAACGAACATACAGGAACTACCACTTTAGAAGTAGCAAAATACGATAGTATGCTTGAATCAGGTTTTTATTTAATTACAGGAGAGATTGCTTTTGAATTTAAAACAGATCAAGCGTATTTTCCTTTGTCGAATGTTCACGAGAAGTTTGCCTTGAATTATACTGACCAAGATAGTACCATCCAAGAAATTGTTTTAGACGTAACGAATTCCTTCGTCTCGACTACTCCTACGACATCTAACTACACAGCGGGTAAATATTACATCAATAAACCAATTTATATTAATGATAATGTAGGCGAGTTTAATTTGGTTATGGGAGCATCCGAATTTGATGGTGTTTCTGAACCCACAGACTTTACCGGAAGTGACACTTCAGATTTTTCTTCCACTTTTAAATCTATGGAATGGAGCGATGACTTTACGTGGAATGATACGTTACTAACCAACACAAACACGACTAGCGGAAATGTTATTGAAAGTTCTTTAACTACTTTTACTTTAGATACATTTGACATAGCTTCCGGCAAAGATGGATCCATATTTAATGCCCAAGTTCAATTTCAATGCTTCACAGAAAGTGGATTTTCAGATGCTGGTGTTTCCGCTGGACCAGTGATTGAATATTCCGCATTGGGAGCGTGTCATCTTATATTGTTAAAAGACGGAGTTGAAATAAATCGTAGTTCCATTGCGTCATCCGAGAGTGGAGATATTGTCGGCGTGTATAAAGCTCCTCTCAGTATTAATTCACGACTTGATGCTGGGTCTTACGAACTTCAAGCGTCGGGATGTGGTCTATACAGCGGTGGTGCTAGGGGTCATATTGGGAATAAAAAGGGTATAGTCAATGTATTGGTTAGCAGAGCGGGAAGTGGCTCTAATAATACATACAATACCGAAGATTCAGCACTCTCTTATGTGACTTTGGCAGAGCCCGTCTTTGAAGAAGTAACGATTGGCGGGACAACCGCTGAAACGGGGACGTATTTATACCAATCTATATCGAGTGGTGTAGGTAATTTACCAAACTTCAAATTTCTTGGGGACGACTCTTCCATTCATCTTCGCCGTATTTTTTAATTGAATTATAAATTAGAATTAAAATGTAACTCTAATTTATATGTATGAACTTACTCTAGACGAGCAGTTTATGATTTTTTGTATTTTGGACGACATTAATCGGTTGTTTTTTTATGATTAATCGGTTGCACGACGCTTATTGATATGAAGCAATCCGTCGAGTTCATCTATTCTGTGTTTATATTCAAAATTATTCTCTACAAATTCATCATCTTCGTAGTCTCTCGATAAACATTGTTTGTCTTCGTTCACCGCATCTGTGAATGCTATTTCGCACATAGACCTTGTAGGTACTTTCATTGGCAGGAATATATCCATTTCTCCGTGATTGATATCGTGGCGAACTATGGATAGAATGTACATATATATTATACACAGACAAAAGTTTTTGAAAAAAAACTCTTGTATAATATATATGAATATATATGAAGTTAGCGACCCGGATATGGTGTTAAAACGAGCAAAGAACTTGTATGGAGACGAGGTTCAAATCTACTTTTCGACCCGAAAGAATAAAAAGTATATGTTGATAGATCCATATACTGACAAGAGAATCCATTTCGGTTCATCTCTCTATCAAGATTTTACTAAACATAGAGACGAGGAAAGGAGACAAAAGTTTTTGAAACGAAACAAAAAATGGAAAGATGCCGAACCGTATAGTCCCGCTTATGCATCCTATAATCTACTTTGGTGAGGTTCAATTAAATGTAAATCAATATTTACACAAACTGTCTTCGATTTTCCCCTAAACACACAGACATTATCGACTCGAACAAAATCGCCATATTTTTGTTTTAACTTCAAAAACTTTTCTAGTTGACGTTCGTTGTGAGTTTTCATTATATATTACTGATATATTTTCTTTATATGTTATTTGTCAGATATTACTTAATAGTTTATGAGGTGAAGGGTGAATCTTACATATTTTCCACATAATCTGCTTGTTTATTGTAATGTTCTTTACTGACGATTAGCATAACTCCGCTATTGATTTCATCTGCTATTTTTTGAAATTTAATATGGTCTTTTATTGCTTTTTTTAAAATGCTTTTATCATGTATTTTATACACACGTAATACGTCGCTTATATTATGGTAATATTTCTTGTTTTTCATTGTATGGACATCATACGATGATTCTAACAAGGCGTCTCGTGTCATTACGACCACATGTCCTCCCATAAGGGTTAATGTATCTTGGTCAATAGAAACGACATATATAGGTCTTACTGAAAAATTAACGTCAAAGTTGTTGAATTTGAAACAATCGTAGAGATATTGGCAATTGGTCACACATTGGTCTTCGACTTTATTGATTTTTTGATATTTCCTCATTTTAAGGATTATATTGGCTATAAATACTTCTTCATAGCTCATATAGAGTAATATGTAGGTTGTCTTTAAACTATCTTACTAATAAATTTGCGGACTTTGTTGTAAAGAAGTATACGTAGGTTTTTATTATCATTATCATTATTATTATCATCATCATTATTTTTTTTATCATTAGGGAAGAGAATATAGAATATATTCTAAAGAAAGAAAGGAAAGAAAAGGGGTGTAACAAATGTAACAAATAAGTAAGATAAGGTGGGAAAGGTGGGAAATCTTGCCCCGAATATGATAAAAGGTCTACATGAGGAGGTGTATAGGAGACTTTTACGAATCAGGGGCAAGATTTCCCACTTTCCCCACCAATCAACATTGACCACCCAAATCTTACTAATAAATTTGCGGAACCGGGGGACTTGGGGGACTTTTGAGGCCTCTAAGCTCTAAGATATGGGAAAAATAAAAAATAAACCAAGTCTAAAAAAAAATATATGCTCCAACCAGAATCTCTTTGAAAGTACCCCAAGTCCCCCCGAATCCATTGGTTAATCAAAATAACCCTCATTAGCATCTTCACCCTTGTCTACATATTCAATCTCTTCTTCGTCATCTCTGTATCCATTTATCCAGCGTTTTTTGTCAATGTAATCGTATACCTCTTGTGGTGATAGTTTAATAGAATTAGTCCCATGTGCTTTATACCTTGTCATAGGAATCTCCAAATCCACCAACTTTGAAATAAATGCACGTGACGATGTGGCTTTTGTATCATCTTTCAAGAACCTGTGACGTCTACAAAATCCTTCATATTCTTCAAACAACTCCTGCATAGGGATAGTAACCACTTCATCTTTCCTACCACTCACACCTAACCCTAGCCATATCTCGTTATCGTAAAATTCTTCAAAGAACAACGCCTCAATTGGGGAATATAGATTACACATTTCCTTGTAGGCCTCGGTGAGTGGACGACGCTTGATCCAGTCAAAATCGGTCAAGTTAAACGTCATAAACCATTGATATAAAGCTTGCATCATTTCAGGTTTCCGTAAATGGTTATGTAGTTGTGTCCAAAACTTTGAAGACATTTTAATATATTTGTCGGTAGTTTTGTATACCACATACCGTCTGTCTTTGGTTTTGACATCAATAGGGATAGGATTGGGTTTCTGGGTGGTGATGACAGTTCTTGCCATATTCGCAATACTGTATGGTCTCACATTCTTGGGGTTAACGGTGATGGTATCCTCTGTAATAAACGATTTAATTTTTCCTTCAAAATCAAACGTATTCTTGCCTTCGCATTCGTTTAGATTTACTAACAATTTTTTACAAAACCCTTCCGCATGGTCGCCAAAGAAGTCTGTGGGTTTAGATGAAGTGATATAATGTGTTTTGTTTAACATATTACCAATAGCATCCAACATCATATTTTTACCAGTACCTTGTTTCCCTTTAAAGATGACACAAATAGGAACTTTACGATTAGGGTCTTGGAATATCTGTGCGATAAAACGATGGAAATACATAGCGTGGTCTTCCTCTCCACCACATAATTCTTTAACCAAATCCAGATATGGGGTAATCTTCTTCTGAATAGTGTCCTCATTCATCTCCTCACCATAAATATCAGGATTAAATCCCTCAAAAAGGTTGAACACATTATCGTCTTCAATTGGATTTTCTTGGTTAAACGGAATAAAGTCCATCGTGCGATATAACCTATGTTTCACGTCATTCGTCCATCGGTCAGTAAAACTTTGTGGAACACCTTGTTGTGACACGTATCCACTCTGAATTGGTTTAAATAATTCTTTTAGTTCAGTAGGGTTCATGATTTGTGGTAGTTTATGTTTGCCATTTTGATATAAATACACTGTTTGAGGTTGCTGGACTTTACAGATGAAATGTTCCAAGTAAGTTTTCCTCAACTGATAGGTCTCTTCAGATGTGTCACCTACAAGAGAGGCACAGTAAGTTTGACTATATTCATCAAGACATTTAAAATCATAATCAGAGAAGTCGTATTCTTCTGGAACACATTCGTAATGCTTTTCCATTGGTTTAAACGAAAACTCTACTTTATACCCACTACATTCATAACAATACGACGACAACTCTTCTAATAATTCGCTGGATAAGTTGGTCGCATTTACGAGCAACCCGTCAAAACATAATGTGTCTACTACATAGTTTAATTGTTTTAACTTATTAGAAGCATTCATAATAAGGTCATCTTCAATGATTTGTAATACATAAGACAAGCAAGACGCTTTTTTGTTTTTTTCTTTTTTTAGTTTGCTGACTTCTTTAAATATGGTTGCTTCGTTGGAACTGATGCGATCAGTCAATAAAGTCATTTCTTTTTCCAATTCGCCTACCCACGAAGGCATAGGAATAGTAATGTCAAATCCATTGTCGCAACAATACTGGTTGACACACCCACCATACATCATAACCAATATGAGTTCCTTCGCCGTTTTTCGTGAAACTTTAAATGTGTCAATAATGCCCTGTAATTTATAATTACGATTAGATACGTAGTCGTCTACTTTTTCGCAAACAAAACCATTTTTCTTACAATATTGACTTAGCAATACAATGTGACAATTCACAATATCAATGTCGGTGTGTGTGTCATATACCAATGTTTCACGAATGGTCTTCTTAAAGTTTTGTAAAGACAAAGAACCTTTCGCATATTTTCTACCACGACCAATGCCCTTGTTTTCATATTCTACTAAAAATCCGCCTTTCTTGTAATCGTATTTTCGTAAATAAGATTTCAGTTGTTTTTTAATGTCATCATCTACGTCATCTTTCTTGATAAGTTGTTCCACTCGTTTTTTGTCAATGTGTTCCAAATAGTTCATCATTATATATATGAGTAAGATTTTTTTAAATCAATTTTTATAAATATATATATAAAAAATCCCTAAAGAATCAGCGATTTTTTATAGTAAGAAAACCCCTAAAGAAATAGGGAGGGGTCGATCCGGAATAAAAGGGTTTGTTGTCTTTTGAAACAATAGTATTTGGTGGAGTATTTACTTGCTCGTTGTAAATTGAGTTCTTTGTTGTTTTCACGCCATTTTTTCACATATTCACTATTTTTTGGATGAGTCATTCTTATATATATATATAGTAAGATTTTATATCAATTTTTCATTTATCTTTAATACCTTCCTAGTTAATATTTGTCTCTACATGAACTCTGATAAACTATGAGTCACTGGTGGAATCCGTTGTTTTTTTCTATATTCCTTTTGGTATGCTTTTTGGTAGTCCTTCATATCAACCAGCATTGGTCTGTTCTTATTTACAACACTATGTTCGAATACACCCATATAAAATAGCTCTCGCTCTTTTGCTTTCAATTTATTGTCTAAATTATCCTCAAGAACAATACAATTATAATTTTCGCTTTTAAATACTTCTTTGGATGTACACATACACGACTGATTTTTGTAGGTGCTTAAATGAACCGCAAGACGAGACGTGAGGTTTGAAGTGTGACCAATGTATTTTTTGTTGGTTACATTACAGCATATCATATAAATCAAATATTTCTTTGGTAGGTTGTCGAACATTATAATATATGTTTAGATTTTATTTTTCGGAAAGTTGGGATTTTTCCTAAATAATGTCACGGCGGATATGGTTCGCAATATTATGGTCAATATTGTGAGCGATTTTACACCATACTTAAAGTTCATATTCGTCCGTTCGTATTATGTTTTCGTTCGACGACAAACTGCTGTTGGCTGACATAGGTTCTCCATTCTTTGCTTTTTGAAGCAAATCGAAAAACTTCACTTCTTGTTTCACAATAGATATCAGGTTATTGTGCGATATTTTCAGATATTTTCGACGTACATCGGGATATATACTAATTTCTAACTTTTCTAAAGCATCGTTGTATTCCTTATGTAATTGTGGGTTCATTTCGGATTGGTTTCGGGCGTTGTTGAGTGTATGCGTTAAAAGCATTTGAGATTGTAAAATGACCTCCATTTGTTCAGGAAACTTCTTAAACTTAATGAGTGCCGATACGGACGCAATGACGGACGATAAAGCTATTGGAACTAATGCGACCGCATCACTTTGCCATCCCATTTGTATTTTCATAGATTCAAACATTCCCGTAACGAGAGACAAAACGATGATACATTTATTCCAGTCATCGCTGTCTTTTTTAAGTTGTTCGTGTGCCAACGACAAGGCATCTCGTTTTGATTTAAGGTCTTGAACGATTATAGATAATTTGTCTTTTTCCATATTATATATAAATATTATTCTAAATTGAAATGGTTTTTATGCGATTCTGTATCCATACATATTTGTCTGTATATTTTCTGTAGACGGTGTTCCATAAAGCGTTAGATAACCTGCGTTTCCTGATTTATATTTCACAGCTATAAGGTCACCTGCTTCTAATGGAAAAATAATACTTCTATTTTCAGACGTTGGTATAGTTATACCATTGTATGTTATACTTTTTTCAACCCCATTTCTTACATATACAATTTGTATTGCTGTTGTTCCTCCCTGATTCAACATGGTTAGTGAGTATCCAATCAAATATAATCCGGTTTCTTGAATGGTATATGCATGTCCACGATGTTGCTCAACCATTGTTCCTGTATTAGGTTTTTGGAACGAAATAGCTGGAAATCTCGCATAATCACCTAATATCAAGTTTGTATAATTAAGGTTCAAAAAACAGAGAAAATACGCACTGCTTCCTGAATTAATAGTTGAACCTACAATAGATATATTTGCCCCTGCGGTCAGAATGTCTTGTTTCGTCTCCAGTCCATCGTCCAGTTCTTGTTGGGTTATTCCTCCACCACCCTCACCACCACTCGAAGAAATGACATTATTTACATCAATCGTGATATTATTTCCCGCCGTCAAGACGTCTTGTTTTGTGTTCAATTGGGCTAGGGTAACTTCACCATCAGCACCAGTCGGACCAGTCGGACCAATAGCACCATCAGCACCATCAGCACCAGTTTCCCCTTGTATACCTTGCGGACCGGTTTCGCCTTGTATACCTTGTGGACCAGTAGCACCATCAGCACCATCAACACCAGTCGGACCAGTAGCACCATCAGCACCATCAGCACCAGTTTCACCTTGTATACCTTGCGGACCAGTAGCACCAGTAGCACCGTCAATTCCATCAATACCATCAGCACCAGTAGCACCATCAGCACCTTGTAAACCACTTTGGTCTAAATACGTGATTAGTATATTGCTTCCACGTAATAGTTGAAAAGCAGAATCAAAATTGGAATCAAATCCGATCTCGTCCCCAAGGTTTAAGTTGCTTTCTAACTCTATCGTATCATTAGCATTGAGAGAAAAATATAAAGAATTAGAACAAGACCCATAACGTACATATGCCTGATCTCTTAAGTAACAACTTGGTTGTCCTCCAAACGTTTTATCATATATTCCATTTATGCGACACCCTACTCTTATATTTGCTCTACCTTTTGATACGTTAAAAAATCCACACATAAATTCAACTTTATAATTACCACTCTTTAAAATGGTAACTTTGGAATCATCCGTTAAATTAAACAAATCTGTGTTCGTTTTAACCAGATTATCAAAAGGATTGATAAAAGAAGTTGTGTCCCCAATTGTTATCGCATCGGTTGTTACCGCATAAAATATATTTGTTGCTTCGTTGTCAATTGTTCCATTTGTGATTCCTGTAACTGATATTATCCCATCAGTAATGTCGATATTGGCTCCAGCTTCTAATGATGAACCAACTCCATCAGCACCAGCAGGACCAGTTTCGCCTTGTATACCTTGCGGACCAGTAGCACCATCAACACCATCAACACCATCAACGCCATCAGCACCCGCAGGACCAGTTTCGCCTTGAATGCCTTGTTCGCCTTGAGAGCCTTGGTCTACACTCGAAGAAATGACATTATTTACATCAATCGTGATATTATTTCCCGCCGTCAAGACGTCTTGTTTTGCGTCTAATGAAGTCTGTAGATTTGCTGTTTTCGCAATAGACAACCCACCATTTTGAATAACATTTTGTTTTGCGTTTAATGAGCTCTGTAAGTTAGCCGTTTTAGAAATAGATAAACCACCATCCACAATTACATCTTGTTTTGCGTTTAATGAAGTTTGTAGATTTGCCGTCTTGGCGATAGTTAAACCACCTACCGGAATTACATCTTGTTTTGCGTTTAATGAAGTTTGTAAGGTAGCCGTTTTAGCAATAGATAAACCACCATCTACAATTACATCTTGTTTTGCGTTTAATGAAGTTTGTAATTCAGCAATATTCGAAATATTTAAATCACCTTCTGCGATAACATCTTGTTTTGCGTTTAATGAAGTTTGTAATTCAGCAATATTCGAAATATTTAAATCACCATCCTCAATACCATCTTGTTTCGTATTCAGTTGTCTATCTACATAATCTTTACTGGTTAGTTCGTTCAATTGTGACGGGGTTTCATTACGAGTATAATAACGCTCAGACAAATTCGCTATGGTTTGATTTCCATTTCTATAGAACCCAGTTAAACCAATCGGCAAATAAGACCCCGTTGTGGCGTTGAACGAAGTTACATCATCAGGAATTCCTTGACAATCAATCATAATGATTTGTTGATACGAAAACGATGGGTTCAATATAAAAGTAGAGGCATTTGAAAAATTACAACGATATAGGTATAAAATCCCTGTGAAGTTACTGACATTGAGAGACATAATGTCGCTATCACTTATGATCATCCATTCTTTAAAAGGAATTGAACCACCTCCGCTAATCGTTAAACCACCATTTAAATTAATACCATGAAAGTAGTGTTTCAATAAATCCCCCGAAATAGTAGTCATCCCGTTTACTTGTAACCCAGTTAATCGTACACGTTCAGAGTTACTTATGGTTAAAGTTTTTGTTCCAGCTAATTCTGTGATAGTTCTATTTCCAACCAATGGACAAAGTATTCCAATATTTCGTTTATTGTCTATTACGACATCTTCAATCCCATACGAACCCGCTGATATTTTCAATACGACGGCTTCTTGTTGTGCCATAAGGTCGAGTGTTTGTTGTATCGAGCCACTTAATCCTGCTTCATTATCATTCACATAAAATGTGTTAGAATATTCGCCATCTGGAAACTCGGCACTTATGATATTGTTGATAATATTTATATGTGTTCCTGCTGTCAAGTTGTCTTGTTTGGATTCTTCTAAAGCGGATATAGAACTGGTATTTCCACTAACTTCGCCCTGTAATGCCAATATATCGTCGTCGTTAGACTCTATTTGAATTGTGTGATTGGCTGTAAGTAATTGTAAAGCGGATGTCTTCGGTTCTTCTGTATCCAACCTTCCTTGTAATGCTAATATATCGTCGTCGTTAGACTCTATTTGAATTGTGTGATTGGCTGTAAGTAATTGTAAAGCGGATGTCTTCGGTTCTTCAGTGTCCAACCTACCCTGTAATGATAAGATGTCCTCGTCGTTTGTGTCTATTTGACTTGTGTGACTTGCGGTTAATAATTGTAAAGCGAATGTCTTCGGTTCTTCCGTGTCTAACCTCCCTTGTAATGCCAATATGTCACCATCATTCGACTCTATTTGACTTGTGTGATTGGCTGTAAGCAATTGTAAAGCAGATGTCTTCGGTTCTTCTGTGTCCAATCTTCCTTGTAATGCCAATATGTCACCATCATTCGACTCTATTTGACTTGTGTGACTTGTGGTTAATAATTGTAAAGCAGATGTCTTCGGTTCTTCAGTGTTCAACCTACCCTGTAATGCCAATATGTCACCATCATTCGACTCTATTTGACTTGTATGGCTTTGAGTTAGCTCTTGTAAAGCGGATGTCTTCGGTTCTTCAGCGTCCAACCTACCCTGTAATGATAAGATGTCCTCGTCGTTAGACTCGATTTGAATTGTATGGCTTTGAGTGAGTAATTCCAAATCGTCTATTTGTGTGAATGCGTGGTTTACACTTCTTTCACCAACCGCCAAATTTTTATATATGATTACGTCTCCAACCGAGTCAATCAATAAAGCATCCCCTTCATTTCCTGCGTCAAATAAGGCGACTGGGTTCGTGTCACCATTTCCATACTGACTTACTTTTAACGCTGGACCGAATCCTTGATTGGAAATATCTAATTGTGTAGATATAATGATTTCATTATTTATAGTGGTGTTATTGTACATAAGATTATTGATATTAAACGAACCATCTAAAGTTAAATCTCCCTTAATGTGTAAATCATTTTCTAGAGACAAATTATTCATACTTATATCGGATTCTGTATTTAGATTCTCTTGTTTTTGATTTTGTAATGCTAAAATGTCACCATCATTCGACTCTATTTGACTAGTATGACTTGTAGTTAATAATTGTAAAGCGGATGTCTTCGGTTCTTCAGTGTCTAACCTCCCTTGTAATGCCAATATGTCACCATCATTCGACTCTATTTGACTGGTGTGACTTGCTGTAAGCAATTGTAAAGCAGATGTCTTCGGTTCTTCAGTGTCTAACCTCCCTTGTAATGCCAATATGTCACCATCATTCGACTCTATTTGACTTGTATGGCTTTGAGTTAGCTCTTGTAAAGCGAATGTCTTCGGTTCTTCAGTGTCCAACCTACCCTGTAATGATAAGATGTCCTCGTCGTTTGTGTCTATTTGTGTTTGATGACTTGCTAATGTTCCAATATGTTCGGTGGTCGTAATGAACAAGCTCTCAATATTGGCGGTATTTTCTTCAATATTTTCTGTATTATCTGTTTGTCTCGACGTTAAAAGTTGTCTGAAAGACGCCATATATATATATTCAATATAAAAAAAGACAACTAATGTTTCAATACGTTTAATTGCTTTAGGTTCGGGGTCTTGATTAAACCACTCTATGGATAGTGATAGTGAAACAAGTGAAAGTGATTAAAACTTATCATTCCATTTAACCACAATGATATGTACATCCTACATAAGCAACTATATAAGCATTATTTGAATTATCAATATATTCTTCGAAAGGGATGATTTGTGCTTCGCTGTTGACATATAGAATGTTATATTCATATTCATAGACTACGTTTCCAAAAGCGTCTTCTTCATCTGTCCATTGTATTTGTTCGTAAGGGTCTAAAATATTTTCTCCACTGGCATCTTTTAATATAGTCTGTCTAGGAACATATAGCGGATTAAAATCGCAATCCATTGTTATTTTGGCTACTGTATAATTATGTAAAATATCGTCACCTTGTTTCATTCCGAACCCAGCCAGATCACAAGTTGTTATATAATCACCTGATTCAAGTGGTCCATTTTTATTACTGACCCAAATAGAACCTTCACCTACAGAATTAATATAAATACGTGTATCTCCGTTTTCTTTATCAAAAGGTGTGCAGAATGCACCATACTGGTCTATTCGTTTATTTGGATCTTCGGCCGCTGAAATCACCCCAAAACATGATTTGTCATTTGTTTTTGTACATAAACTCACATATGGTAAAGATTCATTTTGTGTAATGGCTTTATTTCCTTTTTTGATTTTAGGTGACATAGATATATAGCTGTTTTGGTTAGCACATACAATAAGACCTTCATAGTCTTTTGTCTGTGAAAATGGTAAATTTTTTATAAAACATCTGTGTTGTCCCGTGAAATTCATTTCACCATACCCATCACCATCGTCTTCAATATACCCTTTTAAAACTATTCGTGTTTCGTTTTTTCCAGAGTCGTATCGCTCTTGATAAAAGCCTAAGTTTTCGTCGCTGTAATTTCCAATTCTCCAAAATAATCTATCTCCGATCATAGGGCCCACTCTTAACAAAGACCCTGTTATTTGACTACCTGCTGTAATTGTGGAAGTTATAGATGCACTACCTAAAATAGAAAGAGACGACCCTCTCAACTGTCCTACCGCATCCAAATTTCCACCAAATTGAGCTCTGTTTGAATTAGTATGTAGTACTAACGGCCATTGTCCATTTACTTGTGACCAACTTTCACTATTTGCACTGCCAGAGAGAAAATATATTCTATTACTATTCATATGTATCATTCCCGAACGCTGGTTTGTATCTTTTAAATACAAAGTTGGTTGGCTATTTCTAATTACAATTTTATCGCTAACATCTATTCTGCTGGTTTCAATATTGGTTAAATCCGCAGCCCCACCAGCCGGACCTTGTGGACCAGTAGCACCATCAACTCCATCAGCACCAGCAGGACCGGTTTCTCCTTGCGGACCATCAGCACCATCAGCCCCAGCAGGACCTTGTGGACCAGTAGCCCCAGCAGGACCTTGCGGACCAGTAGCACCATCAATACCATCAGCACCAGCAGGACCGGTCTCCCCTTGTGGACCACCAGCAGGACCGATGTCTCCTTGCGGACCTTGTGGACCAGTAGCACCATCAATTCCATCAGCACCAGCAGGACCTTGTGGACCAGTAGCACCATCAACACCATCAGCACCAGCAGGACCAGCAGGACCAGCAGGACCTTGTGGACCACCAGCAGGACCGATGTCTCCTTGCGGACCTTGTGGACCAGTAGCACCATCAATTCCATCAGAACCAGCAGGACCTTGCGGACCAGTAGCACCATCAGCACCATCAGCACCATCAGCACCATCAGCCCCAGCAGGACCAGCAGGACCTTGTGGACCACCAGCAGGACCGATGTCTCCTTGTGGACCTTGTGGACCAGTAGCACCATCAGCACCATCAGCACCAGTTTCGCCTTGTATACCTTGCGGACCAGTTTCGCCTTGTATACCTTGCGGACCAGTAGCACCATCAACACCATCAGCACCAGTAGCACCATCAACACCATCAGCACCGTCAACGCCATCAGCACCAGTCGGACCTTGAGGACCAGTCGCACCAGTAGCACCAACGGCACCGTCAATTCCATCAGCACCATCAGCACCAGTCGGACCAGTTGGACCAGTAGCACCATCAGCTCCATCAGCTCCATCAGCACCAGTCGGACCAGTCGGACCAGTTTCGCCTTGTATACCTTGCGGACCAGTAGCACCATCAACACCATCAGCACCAACTGCTCCAGTTTCGCCTTGTATACCTTGCGGACCAGTTTCGCCTTGTATACCTTGCGGACCAGTAGCACCATCAGCACCATCAGCACCAACTGCTCCAGTTTCGCCTTGTATACCTTGCGGACCAGTTTCGCCTTGTATACCTTGCGGACCAGTAGCACCATCAGCACCAACTGCTCCAGTTTCGCCTTGTATACCTTGTGGACCAGTTTCTCCTATGTCCCCTTTTTCAGTTGTAGACGAAATTACATTAGTTGTCTCATCAATCGATATCTTTGTACCGGCTATTAACTTATCTTGTTTTTTTCCTATATCGCTTGTATGCGTGGACGTTAATATTTCTAAATCATTTATATCACTGGAGTTCGAGCCGATTTGACCTGTATGTGTGGACGTCAATATTTGTAAATCATTTATATCACTGGAGTTCGAGCCGATTTGACCTGTATGCGTGGACGTCAATGTTTCTAAATTACCGATATCACTAGAGTTCGAGCCGATTTGACCTGTATGCGTGGACGTCAATGTATCTATATTACTGATATCACTGATAATACGATCAATTGTTTCAGCGTTAATATCTATATTTGTTGTGTTGACTATTTGTCTCGATTTTAAAAGTTGCGTAAACGAAGCCATATATATATAATTCGACATATAATTTTACAGAACAATGCCGAAATCTAAATATTACCACCATGAAAAATATAGATTATCTCAATAAAATAAATGTAGGTATTCCCTCCAATGAAAATTTATAAATTATTGTGAAATAGGATAATCTACATTTTTATATATATAATAATCTACATTTATTGAATTAAAAAACTAACAATTTTTTAAACCCCAGCATCTTTGTCGGCGTCTTGCTCAAATAGTTGACAAGCAAACATTCAATCTATACTTTTTTAGTTCT